GCTACATTAAGTGCGACAAGGCTGGACCAGCGAAGTTCCTTCGACCAGAAATGTTACTGGGAGGGATCTGTCATGAATTCTTAATGAACATGGCCAGGGTGGATAGACGAAAGTTTATGCAATTTGTTGATAGCAGCCAACAGCTCAAGAAGAGCATGCCCGAAGTTCCCAAATCAATGGTAAAAAAGGCGGAAACTGATACGAGAGTGAAGTTAACTTCACCTCCTGTCCAGGTTCCAGATAAGCCTATAATCATGGATTATTTTGAGGAAGACGGCGTGTTTTATGCATCGCGTGAAGCGATTGAGGCTGAACTCAGACGGTCAACTACTGAACTCTTCGAGGGACATACTTTGTCGTACGAAGATGTTGTAGAACCATTTTTCCCATCTACTTCTGCAAATTATAATAATAGCAGATTCCTATGTGGCGCTCTAGGCGAGCTCTACAACCATTCAAATTATAACCTCGGGAAAGAGGATGATGATTTAATTGGTTTTGGAGTAGATACTCGCACCCTACGGGGAGCAGTGTCTTCACACTATGGAGAATTAGGGAGATCTGAGACTATCAAGATCAAAAGGGACGAGGAAGCAGGTCTTGAACAAACCTGTGAACATCCTGTTTTGGTGGCTGATGTAACCAACTTTAAGGTAAAGTGGGAAGAACTCTATTGGAAAATATTCAACGATGCTCTCAAAGAGGAGCCACTCGTGCAAACTGTCGGTTTGCCCGAACCACTTAAGGTTCGTGTAATTTCCAAGGGTCCACCATTGACCTATACCTGTCTTAAGCCAATCCAGAGGTTTCTCTGGAAAATTCTTAAAAACCAACGAGTTTTCTCGTTGATTGGCCGTTATGTCACTGAAAAGGACATTGACAAGGTTTTAGGTCGCCTTTTAAGTGGCGAGATCGCGATCTCTGGCGACTATGTTGCTTCTACCGATAATCTGCACTCTTGGGTTTCGGAGACCATTCTTGATCAACTTATGATTGAGCTTGGAGAGACAGTGGTTTTAAGCGATTTTCCTCCACATTTTATGACAAATTTAAAGTCGTTAATGTTGAAGGCTCTAACTAAACATACATTCGTAGAACTTATTCCAACAGGGAAAATTTATCCTGTAACTGGAAAAGAAATCTACCGATTAGTTAGGCATCCTCAGACTGAGGGACAGTTGATGGGAAGTATTATCTCGTTTCCTTTCCTCTGCATTGCAAATGCGGCGATCTGCCGAATGTCAATGGAGGTTGCAAATCGAACCACCTTAAGACTCACCGATAAACCATATCCTGGTTCGGG